GCTGGTTGAATGTATGCTAACGAGTTGCCTGAGTTTGCTAAGGTTAACCTTGATGGTGTTTGGGAGTTCGTGGTTCCAGGTTCGCCTGAGAATATCGCGGTTCGCATCCACATCATGGCCAAGCCGAAGCCGGGCCAGTTGGCTGAGATTTTTAACGACCTTGCTGAGTCTATCGACTTACCACAGACCATAACGGCTGCCATTTATAGCGATGATATGGTTATGGCCGGGAATTTGCGGAGTGCGAAGGGTAAGGTCAGGAAGTTTTTGTTTAATGTTGACATTTCTTCCAATGACTCATCCCAGGATGTTCCTGCTTTTTTGGCCGCTTACACCATTTTAGCCCATTTTAATGATGACCGTGCTAGGGGACTTATCGAACAGTGTATGTTACCGATCAACGCTGGTGGACACACTTTGAAATTCGATGGTCCATTTGAGGGATCTGGCACGGTCCTAACCACTATTCTCAACCATTTGGGGTCTCTAATGATTGTGCTTTCATCAGCACATTCTTTGGCGGCTGCTTTGGGTGGGAATGATCTCTCCCCGGAAGATTGTATACGTAAGGGAGCTGCTCTGGTTGGTCATTCCGTCACGATTGATGATTGTGGGGGTGACATGCACCGGGTCCAGTTCCTCAAGCGTTCGCCTTATTGGGATGGTTTCCAGTGGAAGCCTTATACCAATTTAGGTTGTATTCTTCGTGGGTTGGGGTCTGTGGAGAACGATTTGGAGGCGCGTCAAATTGGCGTTAGCCCAGCTGAGTTCCAAGCTATGTCTCATCAAGAGAGATGTGATCGGTTCATCTCTTGCATAGTCGCTGGCTTAGTTTGGGAGCCTTCAAATCCGATCATAGCAGCTTTGCGCGCGAGATTTCCCGGTGGTGTTAATCAACCACTGGATGACTGGACCCCACCTATTGATGGGAGAGTTGATGACAATACTGATGCTATTCTTGCGCGTTATGAGTTGACTTCCAGTGAGCTTGACCAGCTTGTGTCGCAGATCCAACATTTAGCTGTTGGCGACGTGCTTCCATCAGCTGCGATAGCAAAAATCTTTAGCGTTGACTACGGTGTCCTCCGAGTTGTGGAGTAATTAAACACTTGGCATTTGGGTTTCCCATTGTAAG